CAATCCGGGCCTTGACCCAGTCCTGTGACCGGATCACGTCGATGAACTCGCCCGAGAGAACGGTTCCTTCGGTCGTGTGGAGGATGCCGCCCTGGGAGACTACCACGTTGCCGTGCATCTCTTTGATTGCGGTAATCTCCGTCGGGGTGTAGCCGGAGACCGAGATCCCGGACAGCGTCTTGAACTTCCAGGTGATCGAGCCCGGGAGCTCCGGAGCGCACCGACCGACCCACGCTTCTGCGGGGTACTGGGTCGCTGCATTCTTGTGACAGAGGATGACTGCCCGGTCGAGGGCGAGCGTCGTGTCGTCGAGCGTCCCTAACACCGTGTCCGTCATGCTGCCAAAGTAGAGCTTGCCGTTCGCAGCCGCAAAGGCCGCGAGCGCGTCGACGTCCGCCGGCGTCTGGCTCTCCGAGAGGAGGAAGTACCAGTCGTTGTGCCCGGCCGCCATGAGCGCCGTCAGCCCCGCAACGAGCGTCTCCGGCGAGGTCATGTCGAGCCAGACGACCGCGATCTTCTCCGGGGCAGGGGTCTGCGCGAAGATCTTCTGCGCGATCTTGTAGACTTCGGTCCCTGCCGTGCCCGAGTTATCCCCATCCGCCGGCACCAGGGCCGCAACGTCTGCAAGGGTGTTGCAGATACAGTACCCGAGGGTGTCGTAGGTCGTCGTACCTTTCGCCCCCACGATGAGCGGGAGCCCGAACCCAGCCTGCGTGACCGGGGTCGTTTCGCGGGTGATTACCACCTGCACGTCTTCGATTGTCATGACTCACTCCTGGTGGAGTCGTACTCCACCGTTTCGATGGTCTCAATGTCGATGCTGATCTCGCTCTGCACCCGGAGCGCCACGTCGAACCCGGCCCGATACTCGGCCTGCGTCTCGTCAAGGATCAGAGACCGGTCCTGCACCGGCTCCAGCCGGGCGACGACTACCCCCTGACCCTTGAGCACGTCACGGCCATCGAGAGCAAACCATCGCCGCGCCTGCAGGACCGCTTCATAGCACCCCTGCTGGGTGTCGGCGACGGCCGTGATGCTCCAGACGATCGTCGGGTACTCGGTGCGCTGTTTCCGGCTCCAGTTCTCCGGGGCGCCGGGCTCTTCCCCCTCCTCCGTCGGCGGGACCTTCACGACATCTGAATACTCGATGACGGGGGGGGCCGCCTGCGGGATGTAAGGCGAGGTGATAGTGTAGGCGAGGAAGGGTTTCGCCGGCCGGGGGTTGTCGTCGTTCGGGACGACCGGCATCGTCAGGTACTGGTAGAGCCGCCAGACCAGCCAGTTGCGGAGTCCGATGATATCGTACATCAGGAGTTCCCCTCCTCGATACGCCGGGCGAAGTAGACCCGGAACCCGGCGTCGGGGGTCTGGACGTAGACCTTGACGTCCTGCCGGGTGTAGGTCCCGCCGACGTCGTACTTGAGGTCGCTCTTGGAGAGCGGGAGGATGATTGCCTCGATCTCCGTCTCCGTCTCCGTCGGCTCACCGGGTACCCAGATGCCGCCCTGCTCCCAGTCGCGATATCCTTCGCCCGGGAGACGGAACGTGTAGGTCCCGCCCCACATCGCGAAGACGGAATCCCAGACGAAGTGGCCGTCGTGCGGGAGGACCTCTTTGAGTTCGTAGTCCTGCTCGTGCCAGGTCACCGTTGCGCCGATCATTTCGCCCCCACGACCCGCCAGGTTATCGCGTCTTTGAGCTGACCGGTATCGATCAGCGGGTTGCTGCTGCCCTTGCGAGCAATGGTGCTCGGAGCGTTCGGCGGGGTTTTCAGGTCAACCATGTACGCCTGTACGTGCGTCACGACGTAGCCGCCGATCGTCTCCAGAGCCGCACGGCCACTGATCTTGCCTTCAACGACCTGACCGATCAGGCGTTCCATCGTGGCCTGGAGCGCGTCGACGTTCTCGTCGAACCATGCTCGGAGGTACGATCGCTCGGGGATGATGACCCACCCCTCCGGGTTCTCGTCATCGAGGTCCTCGAACCGCGCCTGGCGTTTCGGGATCTTGGCCCCGAACTCGTTCGCAGCAGCGATCACGAGCATCGGGACGGCTCCATCCCGGGAGGCATCGGCAAAGATCCCGATCTCGACCTGGTGCGATGCCAGATACTGGAGTTCGCGCACCAGGTCCGGGATCCGGTTGAACTTGCCTCCCGTGGTCACCGGAAGACCCTCCGGTGCTTCTGTATGATCCGCCGCATCATGGCCGGCATCCCGTCGGTCTTGAACGAGACCGACATATCCGAGACAGACTGGCTCGCGATGTTCGGGTCGCGCCCGTGGTGCTGCACCAGGTACGGGAGGAGGATGTGCTCGATGTCCGGCGGGAGGCCGTCGGCGAACGAGCGGTTACACTCGTTCTCAATCAGCGCGATGTACGCCAGCCGCACCGGGTCCTCGTCGGTCATCCTCTATCCTCGCTTCTTCCGCCTGTTCTTCTTGAGCCGCCTATCCCTGGGTGGTCCGGGCTTCACTCGCCCCTTGGTCATCCGATCATGCCTCCGGGATCGCGATGACGAACACGGTGACTGCCCCGGCCGCTGCGCTGTGTCCCGGGGCCGCAGTCTGGATCTCAGCGGCGAGGTCGTCCAGGATTGCTGCCCGTGCCAGATTCAGCACGGAATACAGCTTGTTCGGGACGTAGGTGTGCTGCTTGAAGGTGTCGAAGGTTGCGCTACGTTCAGCCATGCTTCGTCACCTCAGGCGATCCTGTGCGTGTACTTGACGATCCGCACGTTCTTCGGCTCGTAGACTCTCAGCCAGTTCGCGGGGTTCGCGAGTTCGGCGTTGGTCGGGCTGGACCCGGCGACCGCTGCATCGGTCCACCGGACCCCCCGCGGGTGCAGGAGGAAGTGCCGCCTGTTCACGAGGATGTCGTCGCCGGAGAGGGCGTCCCGGGTCGTCTCGGTCGGGACCGGGGCTCCGCCTTCACCGTAGCCGATCGCACCCTGCCCGAAGATGTACGTCGTATATACCCCATTCGCGACCGGGCACCCGTCATCGACGATGACACGCTTCCCCAGGTAGGTCGGGACCTCGGCGCTCACGGAACTGTCCTTGACGAAGTCGATCAGGTCCTGCCGTGCGAGGTCGGCCTCCACGGCCGAGTGCATCATGAACCCGGTCAGCTTGCTCTTCGCGTCGCCGAGGCACTGGATCGCGAGGATCGTGTTGTCGGCACTGATCCGGACGTCCGTGTCGTAGACGTTCGCCGCCATGCTCGGGGCTGCGAACACGCCCGTGAGGGTTGAGAGGAGCGTCGCCTGCATACGGCGAGCCCAGTAACCGGCGACCATCTGGCCGATCGTGGCCATCGGGTCGTCGCCACTGAGGGCCTTGGCGAGATCGTTCACGGACCAGGCTTTCCCACGCATGAGGAGCGCGGCGATGTCCTGGCCGGAGGTGATCCGCTCGACGTCGAGCGCGGCAATGTCCGAGAGGACCTCGTCGTCGCCGTCCAGGTCGTTCCAGAACGGCATGTTGATGAGCCGCCCCCCTGATGCTGCGAGGCTGTTCAGTTCATCACTGGTCGCTACGATCCCGCTCTGGTAGAGCGCAGAGAGTTCTGCGGTCTGCTGGACCACATACGGGTTGAATACTTCCGGGACAATGACGTCCGCAATTCTCGTCTTCGGCATAGTTTCCTCACTTCACCCCTGCCTCGGCCATGAATCTGGCAGCGGAGTCAGGGTCCTTGCGAAGGAGTTCTCCCTGTTTTGTCAGGTTGAAGGTCTCCTTCTTCCATGGGTTCTCCTGCGCCTGCGGGGGCTTCCCGGTACCTTCCGGCATCCTTCCCTTCAGATCGACCCCGAACAGGTAGGGGTCGCTCTTCTTGAGCGCCGCGATCTGCTCGTCGAACCCGAGCAGATTCTCCCCGTCGAGTGAGATCTTCGACGCATCCAGCAGCGCCACCACCGCCTTGACATTCCGGGCGTCGGCTTTGGCAACCGCCCGCTCGACCGCGAAGGCGAACCGCTGATCCTTGAGCTGCTTCTCGTGGTCCTCCGTGGCCTGCTTGTTCTTGGCCTGGAGATCGGCGATCTGCGCTTTCAGGACCTCGTTGTCCTTTGCCCAGGTTTTCAGGTCCGCGAGCTGGGAGTCCCGCTCTTCGACCTGCTCTTTGTAGCGATTCCGCTCGGCAATCACTTCGTCGAGGCGGCGTTTCGGGACCATCGGATCGTTGGAGTCCACGACAGTGACCTCCGTGTCTCCGAGCTTTTCCTTGACCTGCTTGTAGAGGTCGTCCCCCAGTATGTCTTTCAGAGTTTTTGGCATCTGCTGGCTCCTTTCCGCTGTTTCGCTTTTTTACGTGGTCGCGCCCACGAAAACAGGCCCGATCACGCCTCGGGCATGGCGATATAGTAGAATAGGCGGTAGAATTGAAAAATAGATGGGAAAATGACAGTTTTGACAGTATTGACAGTTTAGACCACTCGCGCACCATCAATTGTCATCGAAGTCATCTCGATGACAGTGTTTCCGCCACCAACGCTTTTCGCTGTAAAGATAGCATGCACATCGTAACCTCTCCCATCGGCCGCCCGGTATACCGTCCCCCCGATCCGGTAGATCCGGGTATCCTCGCCGATTTTTCCTGGAGTCCCGAACCGGAGGTCGTGGTCCTCGACATCCGGCAGGAGTTTGTAGCCGATGTGCTGCTCGGCGTACTTGACTGTGTCCTCCTTCACCCACTGTTCTTCGGCATATGTCGACGTGCAGCCGGCGGCCATCGTGATTGCCAGCAACAGGGGCAACATGATCCATGTGGTCTTCTTCATGACCCTACCTCAATGACCATTACGCACCGGCAGTTTATATC